CCGGCGGTAAAGGCCCGGTGCAGTTCGTGTATGGGGTAAGAGTACAGGGCGCTGTTGAGCCTGTCAGCTACCCGTTTGCTGAGTGGGTTGTAGGTGATTTTAACAGCCAGGCGGAGAAAGCCGAATGTGAGAACTCGACAGGTGGTTTCGTGACAGACGAGGCATCCCCGTCCGTGTCATTCGGTGGGAGCCAGAATCGCGCCGCGTTATCTATCTGCGGAGTGACTACCCCCACGAATGCTTCAAACCACTCCAAATCTTCAAGCGCGATTTCAGAGAAATAAAGGACGACCATGAGCACTAAATTACAAGGCTATGTCTGGGACGTTTGTGCCGCTGCCGGCATGAAGCTTACCAGCGTTGCCATCATGGCGCGCCTGGCCGACTACAGCAACGACGATGGCGTGTGCTGGCCTTCTATCGAGACTATTGCCCGTCAGCTTGGCGCGGGTGAAAGCACCGTGCGTACGGCGATCGGCAAGCTTGAGCAGGATGGCTGGCTTTCCCGTCAGCAGCGCCGCAAAGGCAACCGTAACGCGTCGAACGTCTACCAACTCAACGTGGCAAAGTTACAGACCGCTGCCTTTTCTCACCTGTCAGAATCTGACACCTCAAAATCTGACGGGTCAAATTCTGACGCCTCAAAATCTGACGCGTCGAAATCTGGCAAAAACGGCGGTTTTCACCCGTCAGAATCTGGGGGGGATCCGTCAGTAAATTCAAAACAAGATCCATCAGATAAAAATCAAAACCCTTTCTGTCCGGTTGCTGCGCAACCCGACGATGCGGTGATGGTTACTGACCAGGCTAAACAGGTTCTGACTTACCTGAACCAGCAAACCGGATCGCGGTACAAGGTATCGAAAACGTCGATGGAACACATCCGGGCTCGCCTTGGGGAAGGGTTCAGCGCTGAAGAGCTGAAGCTTGTCGTGGATTACACCAACGAGAAGTGGAGCGCCGATTTGCAGATGGCTGAGTACCTGCGCCCGACCACGCTTTTCCTGCCGAGCAAATTCCCCGGCTACCTGCAGGCTGCGACGAAGTGGAACGAAGCAGGGCGGCCGGCGCGCCGCAACGGCGAATGGGTCAGCAGCACCGCTTCCCGCGCGACATTCCAGAACGTCGATTACTCGCTGCCGCAAAACTCGGGGTTCCGATCATGACTGTTGAAACTGCAGCAGCACTTCCAGTGGCAGAACCGGCGGCGCGCGTATGGCAACGTCCATTCCTGAAATGGGCTGGTGGAAAATACTCCCTGCTGCCTGAACTGGATCTCCTCATCCCGCCGGGTGCCCGGCTGATTGAGCCGTTTGTCGGGGGCGGGGCGGTGTTCCTCAACTCCGGTAAGCATGACACCTTCCTCCTGGCAGATGCGAACCCGGATCTCATTAACCTCTATCAGATGCTTGCCGTTGTGCCAGAGCAGGTAACGGTGCTGGCGCGCCAGCTGTTTACCGAAATGATTGACGAGCCGGGTTACTTCGCCGTTCGCCAGGCATTCAACGGCCTGCAAATGACCGGACCGGAGCGCGCCGCCGCATTTCTCTACCTGAACCGGCACTGCTTCAACGGGCTAATCCGTTACAACCGCGCCGGCGAGTTCAATGTTGGCTGGGGTAAAAAAGCTAATCCCTACTTCCCGGATAAAGAGCTGCAGGCTTTTGCTGCTGTGGCGCCCAACTGCGTTTTCATGCACGCCGGTTACCGCCGCACGCTGTCGCTCGCGGGCAAGGGTGATGTCGTTTACTGCGATCCTCCCTATGAGCCGCTGCCGGGCACGGCGGGTTTCACGAACTATTCCGCCGGCGGTTTCGTATGGGCTGACCAGGTGGCGCTGGTTGAATCCTGTGTTGCGGCGCATCAGCGCGGCGCGCGGGTAGTGATCAGCAACTCGACGGCGCCACGGATTATCGAACTCTACGAACAGCACGGCTTCACGCTGCATCACGTCAGCGCCCGCCGCTCCATTTCCAGCAAAGCCAGCACGCGGGAAAACGCTGCTGACATCGTGGCCATTCTCTGAGGAGGCAGCGTGAAAAAGAATCTGTTAACAGCCCGCCAGCAGCAAATACTGAGCCTGATTGTGGCTTTCCATAAAGAGCATGGTATCCCGCCGACGCAAAAGGAAGTAGCCGACCTGATGGGCGCAGCATCGCCGAACGCCGCAACTGAAGTGCTACGCGCGCTTCAGCATAAAGGCGCTATCACCCTTTTACCTGGCGTGTGCCGCGGCATTTCCATTAACAGCCAGGGCGCAGAAAATGAAGCAGTTTCGCTGCTGCGCTCGCTGGTGGCCGGTGAAGAACATGCGAGAGACCAGGCGATCTCCTTCCTGAAAATGCGCGGGGTAGCGGTATGAAACTCACGCTGCCATTTCCCCCGAGCGTGAACACCTATTGGCGTGCTCCAAATAAGGGGCCGCTGAAGGGGCGGCATCTCATCAGCGCTGACGGGCGCAAATACCAGAGCGCTGCCTGTGCGGCCATCATCGAGCAGCTGCGCCGCCTGCCGAAGCCGTCGACCGAGCCAGCTGCAGTCGAGATCCTCCTATTCCCTCCGGACGCGCGCCGCCGGGACATCGACAACTACAACAAGGCGCTTTTTGATGCGCTGACGCATGCAGGCGTGTGGGAGGACGACAGCCAGGTGAAAAAGATGCTGGTGGAGTGGGGACCGATAGTGAAGGGCGGCAGCGTCGAGATCACGATCAGCATGTTCAAACCGACAACACTGGAAACTATTAAATGAGGGCGCTGCTCAATCCTATCGTCGTTGCAGAGTTGGGCCTCGTCATGTTCAGGCCGGGCGCCAGCCTGCTGATGCATTTCCGCCGCGGGCGTATGCTGCTGGAAAATGAGCCGGAACGCCTGGCGGGTATGCCCAACGGCGAACTGCCACCAGCTAGGCAGCCACTGGCCGAGGATCCTGCGCTCGCTGGTGTTTTTGAAAACGATGCGGTGCTGCGCCGCGCTGGTGGCATCGGTGGGCTGGAAAGCTGGCTGATGGAAAACGGTGGCTGTCAGTGGCCGCATGAGGACTGGCACGCGGAGAACATCACCACGATGCGCCACGCGCCCGGCGCGCTTCGCGTGTGCTGGCACTGCGACAACTTGTTGCGTGAGCAGACTACAGAGCAGCTGGCGCACATGGCGCGGGCGAACTGCGCAGCTTACATCCTTACCACTGCCCGCCGTGAACTGGGTTTCGACGATTCACATACGCTCACCATGCCCGAGTTCTGCTGGTGGCTCGCGCGTAATGGCCTGGCCGATGCCCTTCCTGAAGATGCCGCGCGGCAGGTACTACGTATGCAGAAGCCGGTGATCCGTTCCGTCACCCGCGAAACAGAACTTGTGCCCGGCGAACTCCTCGGACGCGAGATAGTGGAGGAAGTGGCTAAGCAGGTGCTGGCGCTGAATGTCGATCCCGAAACGCCGGAATCCTTCATGCTGCGCCCTAAGCGCCGCCGCTGGGAGAACGAGAAGTACACCCGCTGGGTTAAAACGCAGCAGTGCATGTGCTGTGGCAACCCGGCAGACGACCCCCACCACCTGATAGGCTACGGGCAGGGTGGAATGGGTACGAAGGCGCACGACCTGTTTGTGATCCCGCTTTGCAGAGCGCATCACGACGAGTTGCACGCTGACACCGTGGCATTCGAAGCGAAATACGGCGACCAGTTAGCGCTGCTGTTTAGGTTTTTAGATCGTGCGCTGGAAATCGGCGTATTAGCATGAAAAGTGGAGAAAACATGCGTGATATTCAGATGGTTTTAGAACGCTGGGGTGGTTGGGCTGCGAGTGATAACTCTGGGGTTGATTACTCTCCCATCGCTGCAGGTTTTAAAGGACTTATTCCCCACACCAGTAAAACTCGCCTGTCTTGTTCAGACGATGATGCCTTAGTCATTGAAGGCTGCCTGGCTCGTTTGCAGAAAAAAAGGCCATACGAGCATTCCTTATTAGTGGCCTACTATTTACTTGGCATCTCAAAGCGAAAAATAGCTAAGGCTAGAAAAAAAGATGAAAGGTTAGTACGGATTGAAATTCAAATGGCTGAGGGTTTTATTGAGGGCTGTTTGTCTATGCTCGACGTTAAATTGGAACTCGATGTTTGAAGGGCAGGGGCTGTAAAGCCCCGCCATGGAGTTAGCTTAGTGAGAAGGCGTTAAATGCATCTTTAATTGTTTGAGTCGTATGCTGGTGAACTACGTATGTTTGATTGATTGATTCATTTAATCTTTTTATTGAGTCAAATTCAAATTGATTGATACCTAAGTCTTCATTATTCATTCCTACTTCCATCTTCATGTCGTAAAATAGTGAAAGATGTTGAGGTATAGATCTAGTGCCATTTTTATAATTCTTTGAATTGTTTATTCCCATCATTGACGCAAAAGAAGCAATTGATTTCGGGGTGGGGAAATTGGCTACTTCTCTTTTGTCACCAAAACAATATATGTATATCGCCATCAAATATTTCAAATTTCTAGTTAAACTATTGCTATCTGATATTTTATTTTCTGCAACAGTCTGAAAGATACTAAAGTATCGGAAAAATGTTTCTGTTTCTCTTAATGATAAAGCTCGTATGCTCAACAATTCTTCAAACTGTTTCTCTAGATGGCGACAAATATTTTCATGTTCTAGTGAACAGTTAACCAGCGCCTTCCAGTGGCTTAATGATATATGTATTGCCGTTTGCCCATCTGGCTTGTATGTTTCAGGTAAAGTTAATGTGTATTTGATAAATTTATCCAAGTAAGATTGCGAATTAACAGAATTACCATAAATGTGGTTAACAGATGCTTTAAGTTGTTCGAGATTTGTTATTAATATGAAATATAAGTTTTCTATATCAAATATGTGTTTAATTTTCTCTAGCATTTCAATTGAAAAATTTGGCCTGCATCGGTCTAGCTCATCAATAATGATTACAATTTTTTCGTCTTGGGTTATTTTTTTTATTTTTGATTTAAGGGCGTTGATTTTTTCCTCTGACTCAATATGTCCATTTATTAAGTTTTCGATAGCTGCGTCGCTTGTATCTGTCATTGCTTTTTGAAATTCACTGGAAAGGTCATTAGCCTCTTGTTTTAGAACCCAGCTTACGGTTGCTTTCATGGCAGTGGCTCCCGTGAATTTTATTGCGGGGATGGCTTTTTTTATCAATTCTTTTTTTGCCGGCTCTGGGAGAGCGCCAGCAATTGCAGCTGTTACGGAAAGTAAGGGGTCATTGCAATGATCTTCTTTAAAAGCATCTATATAAATTACTTTTTTTGAAGGGGAAGACTCGATCATGTATGTTTGGAGTTTTAAGCTAAACTCTGTTTTTCCAGTGCCCCAGTTACCGTCAATCACAATAGGAGAAATATCGTTATTGAAATCAATGAGTTTTGACAAGTTCTCTGCTATTGCTTTCCTTTGGTATTCATCACGCATTTCAAATGACCAACTCATTAGTACTCTCCCCTTAGAATTTAATAAAATCGCTTACGCGGTCCGCAAAAGTTGTTGTAACGTGTTAAGTGTGGCCACAACGACATGAATCTTACATTCTAAAACTACCGCATTTAAAACAAAAAACATGTTAAGGCTGCCTTTAAGACGGCCTTTTTGATATTCATCACATCATACCCCAGCTAAATCGGAGGTGTGAGAAATGTCCACCACGTGCATATTAGCTTCTGGCGCTGCCTACGGCGCTCAGTTGAGACGGTAGCTGATGATGTACTGACTCGGTTAAGTCGTGATGAATGAAATGCCATATGAGTAATTGCTTGTATTGTTGTGGCGCTTATGACTTTCGGGATGGGCTGGTTTTACAGACCCATAAACCAAGCTAACGCTTAAAGAGGCTTGCCAGTTCTAGCCTAACCCATCAACTTTCGAGGCTGCCAGCAGGCGGCCTTTTTTGTTTCCCCTCGTTCTGAGAGGACTCACAGCAAATACGAGGGGGCTTAATGTCCGAACCTGTATCCGGGTCCGCTGCGGCGGCCAGCGCCTTAACCGGTGCCAGTCTTTATGGGCTTCTGACTGGTACTGATTACGGTGTCGTTTTTGGCGCTTTCGCCGGCGCGGTTTTTTATGTGGCGACTGCGGCCGATCTGACTTTGCCGCGGCGAACTGCATACTTCGTCGTCTCGTACTTTGCTGGAGTGTATGGATCCGGGCTGGTGGGCTCGATGCTCGCCAGCATTACCCATTACAGCGACAAGCCTCTGGATGCTCTCGGCGCGGTTCTGCTTTCTGCGCTGGCCATTAAGACGCTGACCTTTTTCAGTGAGCAGGATCCTCTGTCACTGCTGCAAAGGTGGCGGGGAGGAAACAATGGTAACGACTGACCCATTGGTGCTGACGAACGTCGCCGCCTGCACGATGATCGTGATCCGCCTGATGATGTTCCGTAAGCCCGGCGGCAAACACAATGTTTGGGCTTCCTGGCTGGCTTACGTGATTATCCTGGCGTATGCGTCCGTCCCGTTCCGTTTCATGTTTGATTTCTATTTCCACGTCCACTGGGCGACTGTCATGTTGAATCTCATCATCTGCGCTGCTGTGTTCAAAGCGCGGGGCAACGTGGCGCGCCTGTTTAACGTTCTGAGGCCAGAATAATGCGGATCAGCGATAAAGGTATCTCTCTCATCAAGCAGTTTGAAGGCCTGCGCCTGACTGCGTATCAGGACAGTGTGGGCGTCTGGACAATTGGTTATGGCTGGACACAGCCAGTGGACGGCAAACCGATCCGCCCCGGTATGACCATCAAAGAAGAAACCGCCGAGCGCCTGCTGCGCACCGGTCTGGTGGGCTACGAAAGTGACGTGTCAAAGCTGGTGAAGGTGAAACTGACGCAGGGGCAGTTTGATGCGCTTGTTTCGTTCGCCTATAACCTCGGTGCCCGCGAGCTGTCGACTTCCACGCTACTGCAAAAGCTTAACGCTGGTAATTACGCCGGTGCTGCTGATGAGTTCCCGCGCTGGAATAAGGCAGGTGGCAAAGCGCTTGCGGGACTGACCCGGCGTCGTGAGGCAGAGCGCGCTCTGTTTTTGTCGTGAACAGGTTGGTGGGGATCATCTGCACTGTGATCATAATCATTGTCAGTGCGATGGGGTGGGCAATTAACCACTACCGCGATAACGCGATCACCTACAAAGATCAGCGCGATAAAAGCACTCACAACCTGAAGCTTGCGAACAACACAATCGCCGACATGAAGGTGCGCCAGCGCGACGTTGCTGCACTTGATGTCAAATACACGAAGGAACTCACCGATGCAAAAGCTGAAAATGCTCTTCTGCAGCGCAAGCTTGATAATGGTAGCCGGGTGCACGTCAAAGGCCGCTGTCCAGTGCCAGCCGCAACCCAAACCACCGGCACCTCCGGCCTGGGCAATGATGCCAGCATCGAACTCTCTGACGTTGCTGGACGAAACGTTCTCGGTATCAGATCCGGAATCATAAGCGACCAAAAATCACTGAAAGTTCTACAGGAATACATCAACACGCAGTGTCTAAGGTGAGGTAATTACGGCAGTTCAAGGTTCGGATAATCCAACCAAATTCCGCGAAGAGTGGGATAAGCAAACTGAAGGAAGTAATCATTACAAAGCTCATCTGCGGGTGTGTTTGATAATGAAAAAATGCCCTCTAAATGAGGGCAATAGGAATAATGCGGGTCTTTAAAGCTGTTTTTATCTTCTCGACGCGCTCATCCCTGAGCTTTCCCCTGGTGTGGGTAGGAGCCACTTCAAGGTGGTCTAACTCTTACACATATCCCCGGAACTGCAAGCGTAAGCGGGGAGCATTAGGAAAATATCAGGGCTATCTATTTTCAGAGATCGAATCGCTACATTGACCGGGTTTGTCGGCTAGCTGGTTGCAGAACTTCATCAATAAGCAAATTAAGCGACAAAAA